TTTGTTGATCCTCATACTAAGATATATGACCCGTCCGCGCTCAGCACATTCGCCGCTGGTGAGCAAGTCCCAATGACACCACTTGCCCCCGGCGCATTAATGATGCTGCCATAGCCCGCCGCTACACTGGGACCACCATTGCCTGAGAACTGCGCACCGGGGCATTGGGCTGACGATTGAACTGTCACGTACAGGCCAGCCGGGCCACCGTTGTTCACGAACTGTGCGGCCCCCGTAGAATTGTCGGCGTAGAAGCTGCCCTGATCTAAAAACACGCCTTGCTGCGCATTATAGCTGAACTTCGAGTTTGACCCCACCTGATACTGACCGATGATGCTGCACATCAACCCGGACCAAGCATTGCCTTCGGCGAAGAACTGCGCGTAACCATTGGCGCCGCAGTCAAAGCCAGCCCCGACTCCGTTGTTGTCGTTGGACGTGGTCCAAACCTGAGTATTTACGCCGTGCCACATGTTGCCGCCGCTGGCGAGGCCGATGCCGTGGCCGGTGCTACCAGTCCCGGAGAAAAAGCTGCCATCCGCGAGCGACAATAAACCGCCGCCGACGCCAACATAGCCTCCCCACACCGACACATTGGCGACGTTCAGTTGCCCTTGCAGCACACCAAACCCGCCCTTCGCGGAGCGGTCCCCAACGATCAAGATGTTCTTGAACGCCATGCCGACGCACGAGGCGTAAACACCCTGCCCCGAACTAAAATCGAATTCGGTGGCGAAGCGCGTCCTCAATCTGGTGAGATTATTGTTGCGGTCATTCGCTCGCGACGTGGCATCATAGCCGGTCACAGGGAAGTCGGTGGACACCGGCAGCGACAACATGGCGGCGCCCGAGACAGTAATGCGATTGCCGTTAGGATGGTCGAGCGACACTCCGACCGCACCATAGGTCCACTTGCCCGCCGCGCATGCCAACGTTACGAACCCGTTGTGCGTGATGATAAATTTCGACAAGTCCTCGAACGCGACGTTCAAGTCAAAATACTTGGCGCCCGTGCCGTGCACCTGATAGTTCACCACGTTGTCGATGTACCATTGCGGAATCGGCGTGGTGCGGATGAAGCCTTCGATCGCCTTGCGTAGCTGTGTCAGGTCGCCGTTGCTCGGCGCCGCGCACGCCGTGTTGCTGAAGTCGCTGTAATGGCGCGTGTAGGCGGCGTTGATGACTTCGACCACTTCGCGCTGATCATACTCAAGCGACGCCCCAGGCACGATCGACCCTTCGATCCCGGCGTCGGGATTGCCGTCCACATACGGCGCATTGGGATTGGCAGGCTGATCCAGAGGTTGATTGTATTGCATTTTGTCCCCTCAGTAATTCGGAATGCCCGCCCATTCGAGCGTGATGGCGAAGCTCCATGACCCGCTGCCAGGAACTTGCGCTCTGACGACGAATCCCTCGTTGGCCTGAAGGATCAGCGGATGCTCCCCGTTCAACTTCTCAAACAGAGTCATCGGCGTTGGGCTGAACGTCGTGTTGGCCGTTGTCGGGATCATGAAGCTGCGCTGGTCGAGCGGCGCCGAATCCAAGGTTCGCACGCCGGGCGTGAGCGGAGAATTCGCCGCGATCATGATTGCAGCCTCGGCATTGGTCATATCGGCCCGCAACCTGCTGCTGCCGTCGCCAAAGTAATCTTCGGTGCCGCCGGAATCAGGACTCGTAAACCCTCGCGCTGTGATCATGTTGAACGTGCCGATCGCCGTTGATGCGAAGGCCGTACCGCCCGACCAAACCTGGAAGCGCAGCCGCGTGATCGCGGCGACCAAGGTCGTGGCTGTCCACTGGAACGAATAGACCGGACTCAAGCTGCCCAAGCCGGACAGGAACGCCCCGCTCGTATCGCAGCGCTGAAAGATGCCGCCCGGCTTGTAGTCGAGCGCATACGGCGTGGCCAAGAACAGCGAGCGCTGCAAGGTGCCATCCTGGCCGGCTGACACGTCGCGGCTGCGCAGATAGAACAGATTGCCCAGCCCGTCCTTGATTTGTTTGTTGTCGGCCATTTAGGGTATCCCCATCGGCAGATACTGCGTATTGAATGGATTCGTGTAGTCCAGCGCCCACAGCGGCGAGAAGTCCCACACGATCTCGGTGTGCGCGGGCTTCCATCTGTTCAAGATGCATTCCAGATCATAGGGCCCGTAAATCGCCAACAATCGATCGACGCCCGTCTGACTTGAGTTCACCCGGAAATAAACCAACTTCACCGCAGCAACATGCACGGTCCAGTAATAACGGATTTCCGGCTTTCCTAATTGCCAGAACATCCGCGTCGGATCGTCGGGATTGAAAATCTTGCTGCGATCGCCGCAACGCGACACGCCGCACATGTACGGCGAGTATTCGGTAATCGTGATCAGATAGCCGAGCGCCGCCGCAACGCCGATGTAGAACGCCCGCGATTGCGAGCCCAGCAACGTCATCTTGCCGACCAGCGCCTTGTGGCGGCTGGTCAGATCACGCGGCGGATTGATCAGGCACGGATCAGGTAGGCCCCAGGCACGCTCCCAATCCGGCAATAGCTCGATCGTTTTGCGCGGATCGGATTCAGTCTCCAACAAGTCGGCAGCGCGCGCATCAACAAATCCCCAATATTGCGCAAGCCCCTCAACGACGTTGACGAGCGTGCTATCGGGCGAGCGCGGCCATGCTTGACCATGCGGCAGTAGCTCAAGCATGCCTTGAGCGTAATCGTCGCCGCTGCGGCGCACATGTTGGTCGGCCATTTTCTATCCATAGGTGACATCTCCGAGCACGGGCATGTAACCGTTGCTCGGCATGGCAACATCGCTGGCGATCAGGTCATACGCATTGACGCCGGGCGCGCTCATGATGGCTTCATCGAGCCATGCCCGATACCACGTCTGCCCAGGCTTCGAGCGCACCAGGAATTGGTTCAGCAAACTGGTGACGATGGCGTCATGCACCGCTTGATTATCGGCATCCAGATACGCGATGCGCGCATTGACCGGATAGGGGATCGGGCAGACGACAAACATGTCTTTGACAGTGACCGGCCGCACCTTGTTGATGTAGGCGGCGACCGTATCGACATCGTCCGGCAACGGAAACCCGCCATTGCCGGCGCGCAAGTCGTCCATCATGAAGCGCAACGTCATCGTGCCGATTCCCATCTCTTGCGGGAACGGCCACGCCCGCGTGACCCCAGGAACCGCGAGCGCCCATTCAACGTAATCGGTCGCATCGCCGCCCATTGGCGGCTCGCGAATGCGCAGCAACACCCGCGAACGTAATTCGTCATCCGTCTCGGTGTCGGTGCCGCCGCTCATCGTGATGACGGTCGCGGTCGGATCAATGCCAACCGCCGCATTCACGCCCATTGTCGCGCCGGGATCGAGATTGCCTGCGGCGCCGGGATCGATCGCGCGCGTCGGGACGGGCACAGGCGCCGAGCCTGATGTCACCGTCACTTGCTGCGTTGTCTCGTAGTAGACTGTGCCGACGTTCAGCGATGTTCCGGCCGGAATGACGGCCCAAATATTTCCGCTCATGTTGACGATGCCGCTGGCCAGCGTCGCCACCTTGCGGCCGATCGAGCCGTCGTCATTCACCAGCCATATGTTGGCGTGCCGGTCTAAAAAAATCGTTTCGGCCGTATCAGGAAGCAACTGCAAAGCTAACCAATCAATATACTGAAGTGTGAGATGACACGTGGCGCCGGTCACGTCGGACACGACGCGCAAGACGCTGTTGGGCACGGCCGCGTCCGCGCCCGGGAGAATGGCGTTGACGTTGTCGCGCACAAGGCTGCGCACTTGGCGCAAAGTCGGAGTCTGCCAGGGCATGGGATTGTTTACCGGGTAGCGGTGTTGACGAATTCGTCCCACAGAATCGCGTAGCGCAATTCAACGGCCGGCGTGTTGCCACGATAGACGACAATCAAAGCGTCGATTTGTTGCAGATCAGAGCGCACGACGTTCACCGTGTAGGTCGTGGCGATACGGTTATCCACGAACGGCTGCACGCAGGCGAAGATGTAGTGCTTGATCCGCGCGACGGTCGCCCCGCGCAAAGCGTTCGGGCTTTCGATCGCCGCGCGCCGCATCAACCACAGCTTCGAACCGATCGGCCAGCCGTTCCAGATCGGGCCGGCATCGAAGTCGCCCCACCAGCCCTCGCGGTCGCTGGAGTCGGGATCAGGAAGCTGATCGTCGGTCGAAGCGAGCCCATCGGTGCCGAGCGCGACGCACAGTGCGGTGGCGAGCGCTTGCGTATCGTCAAGCCGGCCGTCATCCAGCAACCGCCAATCCAGCGTGACGGAATACTTGGGAAAGTAGAGATTCTGGACAAGCCGAATGTCCGGGCACGGGCTCGGCGCCGGCACATCCCAGCGTCTTGCGGGAACTGGCGGCATGAGTGATCAGCCGGTCTTGCCCAAGCCGTTTTTCATCGGGCCCTTGAGCGTGACGATTTTTGCGAAGCTGGCCTTGCCCTTCAACGCGCCGACATAAACATTCTTGTCGGTGTTCACTTCGTAATAGCCGTTGCCGTCGTCCAGATAGTGCCGGACGTTGGTGCCGCTCGACGCCGCTTCATCCTTGGTCAGATGCATGAAGCGCTTGGACTGCTGATTTTTGTCCTTCAGCGATTTCTGCCCCATACGCTTGCCGCCGCCGTAACTGCCGAAGGCATTGGTCCCCTCCGTGGCGCTGCCGGTACCACCGGAGTCATACAGTGTCGGCACTCCGCGCATCGGCTTGACCAGCGGCTGCATCAGGTCCTTGATAATGCCGAGACGCAACGCCTCCCGCGCCGCTTCATGCGCGCGCCCGCCAGCTTGCTGCGCCTTCTGCTGATTCTGATAGCTCTTGCTGTTCATATCCTGCTCGGTCTGCTCATCGAGCAGCGCCATACGCATGGTCTTATCCATCGGCAGGCTGTGGAATATTCCTTCCGCAGCCATCTGGATTTGTTGCTTCCGGCCCTGTGTCGAGAACATCGAGTTGTCGCCAGGGTCAAGCCCCATGAGACGGTGGCGACGATCATCCATGTTACCGGCGATTGGATACGAGCGGCTACCACCGATGAAGTTCTGCACGACTTCCGCGCATTGCTGGATTTTGCCCAAGATATCCTTGACTGCCGGTAGACAAATCGAGCTTGAGCCGTAGTTCTGCGGTGCCTCGATCCCCTCGCGCGACTCGCCATTCATGAAGTTGCCCGCCATGCTCTGCATGAGCGTGGTGTCGTTGATTGTATCGACGCTTGAGCGCGCGCCGCCGCCGATGTAGCCGCGAAATGATGTGGCTTGGCCTGTTGCTCGATGCACCATCTTGGTCGTCTCTCTCTGTTTGCTTTAGAATCCGCCGCCGCCACCACCGCCGCCGCCGCGCCCTGAAGTCTGACCTTCGCCGGGCAAGGTTGAAATCGCTGGCGGCAGCGCTTGTTGTTGCGGCAGCCCGAGTATTGCTGCGCGCACTTGATCAATACTGACCGTGGCCTGCTTGGGGGGCGCCTGCGTCGGAACATCCGCCGTCGAAAGCGGATTGCCGACGTTGATTTGCGTGTCGTCGTTGAGCGCGGCCGGGTTCACGCATTCGAGCACGGTTTCGGTGCCGTTCTCGCTGTCCTGCGTCCAGGTGCAGGTTTTGATTTTCATCACTTCATTCAACGGAACGCTCGGCGAATACACAGCAACATTCTGGCCAGCATGCCA